CCACCTTCGTCTTTCTGGACAAGCATGGGGTAACCTTTGATAGTCATGTACTTTTTGAACTGACTATCGTGGGTCTCCATGTTGAAGACACGGCTGATGACACTGTCCGGCTGGGACTGCTCCCATGGCCCGAACAGGACTTCATCAAGCCCCGCCTTCATCAGGTTGGTGTTATTGGCACGAATGATAGTCATTGTTTAATCCTCCACTGAGCGAGGTTAAGTTTATCGTTGCTCTTTGACGCTGTCGAACAGGTCCTTGAACGCCTTCATGCCGCCTTTTCCTGACTTCTTAAGAGCTTTGTCGAGGTCTTGGATGTTGGCCTGAATCATGTCCTCCATTTTCTTGGATTTCGTAATCCGGGACTCCATCCGCTGCCGACGGTTCTCTATGGAAGTTCGCATCATGACATGGTGGGGGATGTTGACGGTTGTATCAACCGGAGCGCTCCCCATCCTTTCAAGGATTTCCCTTGCCATGGCTACGTTCTCTTTTGAGGTGGCCGGGTCATTCATTGATTTCTTCAAAAATTCACGCTGGGCATCGACCTTCTTCGCCGCTTCCGCACTTGAGGCTGCCGGGTCTACTTCATACCCCTCGCGCTTGAGCTGCTGAATGCGCCGGGGGTTGTTTTCGGCCCAGTGGTAATGAAAGCGGGGGTCCTTGCCCTCATAGCGGAAAAAGTCTTCCGGCTGCACAGGTTCGCATTCACCGGGTTCCAGTCTTTCAAACTCTTTGCTATCTTTTCCCATGAGTTATCTCCCTTTCACAAAGTTATCGAGCCGTTTGGCCACGCTTTTGATTTTGTCTTGAGGGATGCCAAGTTTCGCCATAAGAGCAGCACCCTGTTCATCGAGTTCCGGGTCGTCAACGGAAGTGGCAGGCATACTGGCGGCGCTTTCGGCGGCAAGTCCCTGCTGGGAACGAAGCCGCTCAATTACCCGCTGTTCGCCTTCTTTCCGATACCGTTCAGCCAAGTCGTCCATTGAACTTGCTGGTTTTACAGGTCCGTTCGAGGGAGGAGCTGGCTGGCTGGCAAACCGCTCCGGAGAAGGTTCGTTTCTCACCTGCTTCCCGGTCACTGTCGCCCGGTGCTTGGCAAGAAGGTAACGGACAAGCTCTTGGTCGGCCTGAGTCGAAAGCACCACGTCTTCCGGAACTCCGTAGTAGTCGGACTCGTAGTTCTTAAAGTCGGGGATGCTCTTAACGCGGGCTTCCTGCTGCTTCTGATCCCGGATTACCTGCTTGGCCGCTTCCATCATAATGGGGTACAATGTCTGGAAGGGCTTCTGGTACAGGTCTTCCCGGAGCTTTTCTTCGATCTGCTCGGGAGAGAACACCGGGGCTTGTGCAGGCTGCTGTATGGGGGGCGGGGGAGCTGCTGTTTGCCGCTCCGGGTACAGGCTTTCCCAGCTGAACGGCTCAGGCGGCTGTTCAGTGAACTGGGACTTCATCGCCTCCAATTCAGCCTTGAGCTGGTTGTTCTTTTCGATCTCCTCCTTGAACCGTGAATAAGGGATTGCTTCTTCGTGGGGCTTGGTGCTCATGGTTGCGTCAGGTGACGGAGCTGACAGGTTAACGTCGGGGGCAGCGGGTGATTCTGCCGTTACACCCTGAGCAGGGGACGGGGCTGGCTCGGGATTAACGTCCTGTTGATTCTTCGGCATACTTTCACTCCTGAAAAGTTGTTATTAAAAACAAAAAACCTGCCGCTCATGGAGATTAGGAGAGGGAACTCCATGAAACGGCAGGCGAGGCCCCGTGAGCGAGATGCTGGGGGGGTTGACCTGAATTAATATCGTTCTATGTCATTAGCTGTTGCGATTGCTATGTTAAGCTGCTCACCTTTTCCTTTCGGCTGTGAGATCGAACTTATCCCGCCATCCTTAAACCAGATTTGGATTCCTCCGGTATGATGGCCGTTGACAAGTGATAGTAATATCTTTACTACCCATTCTATCTTTAAATTGTTATTTGTCAAGATTTTGTCTCTTCCAATTTTTCTTGACGCTCCTTTTCAAAGCGCTTGGCGACATTGATAACGGAGCGGATTTCATCTATTGCCCACTGGACGCCGTTTGCAAACCCGCGGTGATGATAGAACTCCGACGGCTCCTTGACGGCAAACCCTTCCTTCTTGCGCTGGAAAATCATGTAATCGGCCTCAAGCCCCACTTTCTGCTGATAGCGCTGGATAAGGAACTTTCCCGCCGCTGAGACGGCAAAGTCCTCTACCCTCATCCCCATTTCTATCATTAAGTCTCGCTGTGCCTGCTCGTCCATGCGTATCCCCTATTTTACATAAAACCTATTGCGATTTTTTATATCTCCTAGTATCGTGTCAGCCCACTTTTTTTGAGCCGGGGTAAACTTTCCGGCAGAAGGGTCTCCTGTGATAATCCTGCTCACAAGGGTATCTTTTAGGGATTGAACATTTTCCGGCTTCGCATACTCCGTTCCCTGAAATGATTTAAGCTGTTCCGGGGTAACATCAAAGTCATAATTATATTTCTTCCCGCGCATAAACAATCTGATCGCTTCGTTTTTTGCAACCGCCCCCTGCTGCTCTGGTGCAAGTTTTGAATAGGGGTTAAGAATAATTCGGTTGTCTGCTGCCGCCATACCTGAAACATGAGGATTTTTCTTGAAGTATTTCAGCTCACTTTGAAATGGCTTTCTGACTTCATATCCAAATGTTTCGTAATCCGCCATTTACATTTCTCCTCCGGCTGGCATCCCTCCTGACATATCAGGCGGGGCAAGCTGTGGGTTGCTGGTACGCGGGTTGCGGCCTCCCCCTCCCTGCATGGCCTCTAAAATCTGCATGGCAATGGGCTGGATTTCAGGCGGGAGTGCGGAAACGGGGATTGACTCATCGGGATGCAGGAAGCGCTGGGCGTTCCGGTAATTATAGAGATTGCCGATTTCGCGCGCTACCTCATCGACGTTCAGGCGGCCCCCGGCGATCTGGCCAAGCATGGTGACAATCTGCGGGAAGGTCTGCTGCTTGGAGTATTTGCTGTACTCGGACTCGATGGTGGTGGCAGCAAAGGAAACGTCCATGTCTTCAAGCAGGTTGTCTTCGGATATGCCGATTTGCTTTCCGTTAACGATAAAGTCCATGTTCTTGAAGATGGAGAAGGTCTGGCGCAAAAGCGGGTAGACGCGCTGGAGCAGGGGGCGAAGAGTAAGGCGGTCGGACATCTGGATAAAGAGCTGGAAGCGGTCTGACGACTCGTTAATCATGGAGCGGACTTCCCCGTAGGTTTCGCGCTTGCTTCTGCCCACGCCTAAATTATAGGACGTGACCCCGGACGCTTTCTCCAGCTCCCGGTCAAGCAGTTCATGGATTGCCTTGTATCCCATGAGGTTTGCTTCGTTGGGAGTTTCTATCATGACATCGTCGAAACTGTCAAGGAACCAGATGGCACCGGGCACTTGGGGGATGTCGTTTCTGGTGAGGTTGGTGCGGTTAAGGACTTTAACAATGCCGTTAACAAGGCGCTTGTGGTTGTCCATGTAAAGGTTGTGCAGGTCGGTCTGCTCGTTTATGAGGGATTCCACTGAGGAGATTGCCGACTTGCCGTAGAACTCTCCGGGATTTACGGAGTAGATTGAGGAAACAAACGGCTTCAAATAGGTTATCTCCCCGGTATAGTTGTCGAGAACCTTGAACCCGGACGGCTCACAGCGGATGATAAGCTCAATGGTGTCTGCGTTCGCATCGTCAAGCACTCCGGTAATGATGTATTCGCCAAACACTCCCTTTTGGTGCTCGAACTCCCCGTGATATTCGATCAGGTCAAAGATGGGCACGATCTTATCTTCCACGGACACGGACTCAGCCCCGGTCATTTTGAAGGACTCGCCCTTTTTGCGCTTGCCCATTTCTTCGAGCTTGTCGAGGTTGACGTAGATGGGCTTGTTATTGGCGTTGACGAAGCGCTTGATCTGGTTTAAGTCGCGCTTGAACTGGTGGAAGCAGTAGCGCATGGACTGGATGTCGCCGGGTCTGCGGGCAAGGGGGTCGGGGAAAAAGGATTCAAGGTCGAGATATTCCACGCAGGGCCAGAACTGCTTCATGTAGGTCTTGCAGATGGCCGTCCCCTTGATGGGCGCGGCTTTGAACAGCTCTATGGAGGTCAGGTAAAAGTTTACTTTCCTGTCCATTACCCACATGAGCCATGTCTGCTGGTCGGCAAGGACGGCAGGGTCCATAAGCGGGTGCTTCATGGTCAGCCATTCGGCAACGGAAAAGATGGAGTTGATAACCTTGGCGGAGATAACTTCAGCGATGTAGTCGGCCTTGGGGAGGACAAGGTTTGACTCACCGACTATCCTGCTCTGGATTTGCTCGTTCTTATACATCTTCTCCCACGTCTTCCACTTGTCCTTCTTGGAGTTGACGATGCGCTTGGATGCTTTCAGGCGCTCGTTCAATACCTCCTTCGCACGTTCGAGCATGGCCGGGGTGGGACGCGGAGCCACCTCTTGCTCTTCAATGAACTCCATATTCAAGCCTTCCCCGGTTTCCGGGTAAATAATATCATCAGGCATTTTCAGTCCCTCCCTGTTCGTCTTCGTAGGAGATAGTGTAGAAGGTGGTTGCTCCGCACGGGCAGATCAACATTTCAAAAGTTTCCGGCTCTTCTTCAGACACGGAGCAGTCGCTATTAATAGACTCAAGCGTATTATGACAGTTTAAACACTCTACGGTCAAGGCTTTACGGCTCCTATTGTTGCGACGATAAGGTTTCTCAAGTGGTAAATGCAGGCAAAGCAGTCCTCGATCATTATCCGCTTGTTACCGTCGCGCTCAAGAAGGGAAGCAAGGCTAGAGAGGACTTCGTCAACAGTCGCCAGCTCATTGCTCAGGTTTAACTGCTTTCCTTCGTGAATAATATCTTCCATTTTCTTTGAATATCTCATAGCCGCCGCGGGCCTCCGATTCTTCCGTCATCCACCACGTTGAGTGTTTCTTGCCTTTCAGGAGCATCCCGGTTGAAGGGACGCGGCTTGGCCAGTGCCCGGTTGCATCCGGCTTCAGGCCGAACTGCTTTGCGGTTGCATAGTCGTATCCGGAGCCTTCGGGGTCGAACTTGTTCGGGGCCGGGCTTCTCATTACTTTTGTCGGCATGTTTATCTTCCGGTAAACGGGTTCACATCGTATCTCATAATCTGCTGCTTGGTGTGCGGCCGCTTCTCGTAGGCTTCTATTTCACGGAGCGCGTGAATTGCCCAGTTTAAGGAGTAGACAGCGTCGTCGTGGTACTTGGTTCCGGGCTTGTGGCCGAACTTGGGGACCGCCCCGTCCATCTCATGCTCGAACTCTTTCATCTCTTTTATGAGTATGGGAAGCTCTCCCGACCCTCCGTTAACGCGCTCATTCACTGATGGAAGCCCTTCGGGGATTGCAAGCCGCTCTTCTTTGACCAGCTGGTGCAGTTTTGTGAAGGAAGCTACCTGAACTTTGTCGATAGGATGGATAATTTCGGCCATTATGCCTTTTTCCAGACACCACTGATGAATATCTGAGGCTTGATACACTTCAAGGGCGACATTATCGAGCCGATAGCGCTTGTGATCGCGCCAGATCGCCTCTTTTATCTTCGTGTCGGACGAGTCTTCGATTAATTCTTGGTTTAAGACGCAAAAAAACTCCTCTCCGCGCGTTTTTCCCTTCCCGACGACGGTCCAGAAGGTCGAGTCACCGTGTTTTGAGTATGGAAGGGCGCGGTCAAGCCCTCCGCCGATCTGAAATCGCGTCCCGAGCTTCCCTTCCCAGTCCGCAAGGTCTTTTTGAGTGACCGGAGCGCGGTAATCTTCACCGTTTGACACTGCGCGGCCGATTTGTTCGGGGGAAAAGAGCTTTCTGGTGGAATAAACCCAGTCATTGTCGTGATAAAGGGCGTACTGGGCCGGGGTGAGCTGGGTTTTGCGTGAATCAAGCCACCTGCGGGTGACCAATGGAGAGGGGTTTTTGCCGCGCAGGTAGTAAAAATAGAGGGACGGGTCGAGCTTTTGCTCTGAAATCTGGTATAAGTGGTACAAAATGTTGAGCTGGGACGATACTTGGGACGGAAGGATGATCTGTCCGTCACGCGGGCCTGTCTGAGAGGCCAAAATATTGTAGATACCTTCGTCGTCAGGGGCCGCATGGATTTCGTCAACGATGGCAATGTCGATTCCATACCCCCACGCGGCCGCTTTTGATGAGGAGAGAACGGTTACAACGGAGTTGGTGCGTGGGTTTCGTACTTCTTTGTCGAGGATATTCTCTGCTTCAACCGCTCCTGCGATCTCCGGCGAGTATTTCACCATTGATTTGAAGGTATCGAAGACGACCGATGAGGCTTGGTCCTTACTGTTTGAAGCCACAACCCCCTGAACATTAAAGTGGGTCATGAACCGCCAGAGCAAAATAAGAGCCGCCATGAATGTTTTCCCGTTCTGCTTGGGGATGCAAATGGCGGCGGTGGAGTATTTGAACTTATCGCCCGGTATTTTCCGGGTCACTTCCTTAATTATCTTTCCCTGATATGCCCACTTGTCCTTGAGCCTTACCTTAATAACCTTCTGCGACGATGAGGATGGGACATACACAAGCTCATTGACGAACTTTATGATGTCCTTTTTGTACTCAAGCCACTGTTCCTGCGTTACTGCCATGGATTACTCGAAATCAAGCCCTTGTTTCCTGCGCTCTCTCAATTTCTTGATGGCACCTATGCCGCGGCCGATGTCATATCCGATACTCTGCTTGGGAGCGGCGGCAGGGGAAGGGACTTTTTCCAGCTTTACCGCCGGGGAGAAGTTCGGAAGACCTTTTCGGTCGTCCTTGACAGTGCTTGTGCGTCCAGCCATGGTCACTTCCTCCTTAATTTTGGAACAGGGAGCTTTTTGAATTTCCCCGTTGAGGCGTCGAATGAAGACGGTATTCTGGTCGCTTCATATATTTGACCATACCCTTCGTCAGGGGGCTTCGGTTTAAGCACTCCGGTTGTTATTTCGGGGCGTTTCATCGCGGCTCCGGACATTTTTCGCTCAGACGGTCCGCTTGCTTCAGGAACGTGAACCCATTTTTGTTTCCCGGTAGTCGTTCTCCCGCCCATAATACCCTCCTCACTTCATCTTCCGAGATTGCCTTTGCTTTGGAGTAGGTGAGTCTTTGGGGATATAGCTATTAATTTTATTCAACACTGGATACTTTGACACCACTCCGCTTTCAATTTCGCTTAACCTGTTAAGCCTGCCACCAGTCCCTTTGTTTATCTGCTTATTGATAGCTGTCCCCACTTTTCTTACCGTGGTCTCGACTTCGTCAATAAACTTCCCCATAGCACCCTCCTTTAATTACTGGCCTTAAGAAACCGCCCAGTCCCATTCTCTCTTACATTGTGCTTCTGGCTCCCAGTAGGCCGCCCGGTGGGGATGTCCCCCATGATCGCCCGGCGGTGGATTTCAGCAGCCGACGTTTCATCCTTCTGCTCAGAGGTCATATCGGAAAACTGCTTTATCTTCTTGTCGAGAACCTGATGAAGCCCGGAAAGCCCCTTTACCACCATGTCCGTCGGGTGCGGGACGCCGAACTTGTCATATCCTACAATGTACTGCTGAGGGTTTCCGGCGATGTAGGTAGAAATGTACTTAATAACGATTAACAGCTCACAAATCCCGTCCAGCACTATCATCTGGAGCTGGGTAAGCTGCCCACCCGCCTCTTTAATCATCCTCTCCCGCACTTCCCGGAC